TCAGTCCGAGTTTCTCAGGGCGAACCTTACGCACTGAAAAAATTCAGGCGATGGAGAATGATATTTCACTTTTTCCTGCTTGGATTGATTGTGAAATCCTGCCTCGCCAAAAATCAGAATAGCGACACCTTTGTCCCAATCAAAAATAATTTCACTTAACCTATCTTCTGGTAAGCTGGACAGGGGGTTATCCCCAAAATAGCCAACATTGCAAGGGCGTCTACTCACCCATCTTTCAGTTGCCGCCGAGAACAATTGAACAACATCAACAAATGTCTCAACATCACTTTCACTCGGGAGTATGTATTCATGCTCAACAGCATTTCGCATCGAATTTATTCGATCCAATACTCTAGGCGCCACAAGGCCGCAATCCCGCGCATATCCCACTAGCGCCGGGAATGCTTTGAATTTTTTTAAATCACCTGCACCAAAGCCCAAACACATGTCCTCAAGACGCAAATGCAATGCTTTTTTTGCATTGGAAAGGGCGTTCACGAGATGTCGCGAAGTTTTTCCATCTGACAAATCGCTTGACGCAAATGAGAGGTAGTCCTCTACAGAAAGAGGTTCAGTTCGAGTTCTCATCCAATCCCAAGTGTACTGATCTGCCGCATCATCTGAAAGAAGAGATAGATCAAATTTTACCATGGCTCCCACATCCCCAAAAACACCCACTCCAATTCACCCACATTAACCTGCCCCCCGGCTTTAGTCCGAACTGCAGTTAAAGTCCGAGGTTAAAAACTGCTGCTTCGCATCGTGCGCTCGGGCGAACTGCGAAGGCATCGGATAAACCCGCAGAATTAAGCCCTCCCTCCTATTCTGCGGAGATCGAGGAGTAAAGACTTCTGGCGCACGACGACGCATGCGGTATGCGCGACCAAGGAGCTCGCGGCGGAGACAAAGGGCGCGCGGTGTCGCTCTGAAACCCGTGTCGGGTTTGACTCCCAGTCCGGGGAGTACAACTTCACTCATGCTCGTACCCCTACTTTGAGACGCAAGCAATTTCTGCATTGCGGAATCTTACATTTCGTGCCGGCGAGAATGCTTCTTGGCATCGTACTCACCGTCATACAGGCTATCAAACGTGCGGAAGAGACGGGTATTCACCCACTCGATCCAGTCCATCATCCCTTTGAAATTATCATCATACGCGTCGATACGCTGTAGCCACAGCCGGAAAGGCTTGATAGTAAAATTCACAATCGGCGTCACGTACCTTACGTCAGCGGGATGGTAGTCGGTGAAGGCGGAGAATGTCCCGTCATCATTGCGGACCAAGCCCCAATCCATAGACTCGTTCCAAGAGCCGTGGATTGATTCAGACATCATTCCATAGGTGGCCGGATAGAGATCGTCATGTTCGATCTCGGCGAAAATGTCCCGGAAGCTTTTCCCCTGCAGCCGCCATCTATTTTTTTTCTGTTCCGCAAAATCGTCCTTAGTTAGGCCTTCAAAATCCATCTTGTCTTTGACGGCAGCGAGCAAACGCTTCCCCGCTTTCGTGTCGAAGAAGGCTGATCCGCTTTCCAATTCCCTGAGAATCCTGAGCCGATCCTTGTAAGAACACTTACGGTAATCCTTGATCACGGCGGCGCCGTTCAGCATCAGATAGCTGGCGATCGTTGTAGCTTCGATGAGAGGGCGTTCAAAGATCGCGATAACCTCGGCGTTATCTTGCTCGTGATACTTCACGCACTCCTTGAGGAGCTTGCAGATGCGGACGAGGAGTCCAAGGATAGGTGCGTCATCGATCGAATATCCTGTCGGATTGCGCTCGACGTTACTCATCCTCGTGAGCGCATCATAAATCTCTGCGACATCTTTGAAGAATTGGACCGAGAACGTGTGTAGCCCTTCAAGAGAGCTGAAATGCTTCTCGATGTAGGGTGGCTGATATTTTTCCGTAACCTGGGTGAATTCGATCATACCTCACCTTATCATGTGCTAGCATATCTTGGACAAGTTTGTGGCGCGCCGTGACGAGAGAGGCAAAGTGTCGTCATGCCAGGATTTGTCGGCTGAGCGTGCCCCAGAGTACCAACAGGAGACCTCCATGAATACACCCGGCGACGTTCATCTCACAGCAAAACAATTGATCGCGGACGAGATCCGCTCGCTGTTCCCTGAGGGCGCTGAATTCCACTCGCTTAACCCGCGCAACTTTTTTGTCCTCTGGCCGTTGCACGGGCAACCTGAGGATCGCACCAAGTGGTCGCGGAGCGTTTCGATTTACTTTTCTGATCAATTTCTCGAAGCCATCGTGACATTGTCCGAGGAGGCTCGTCGCCCACACATCGAGGAACTTAGCAGGATCATCACGGAGAGGATGGTGGGGTTCGACGATGGCCGCGCGATTCCATATGGGCAAGTCAAGGAGGCCCTTATCGTGGATGTTGCGCAAGACCTCGCGATCTGACTGCCGACCTCGGGACATCCCCACCCTTTGATTCCAGGGCCTTCGTTACGTAATGCGGGCGGCTATTGACGAGCCGCCGCCTTGCAGACAGATCTCCTCGTTCATGACCTTTAGACCCACGCTGGCATTTTTTCTTGGCGCACGACTCACAAGCCTAGCTAGCTATGTCTCGTGTCACATGATGACTCCACTGTTTGCATTCCAAGCAATAGTCGGAGCCAATCGAGCAGCAGCGGTTACACTACTCCTACCTAAACCCCTAAGATAAAAATATGACGACCGTGAGCTCTCAGGGATACCGCAGTGAAATTCGGGAAAGCGACATAAAAGATCTGCTAGAAAAAGTCACGAAGCGCAAGTACGGGAAATACCTCCTTAGGGTCCGAATGCAAAAATTGCGCGGATTTGAAGAAGCTTCCGTTGCCTTCGACTTTCCGGTCACAGCCCTCGTTGGCCCCAATGGCGGAGGGAAAACCACAGTTCTTGGAGCCGCTGCGATTGCGTATGACACCGTTCCGCCTCGTCAATTTTTCGCAAAAAGCGGCAAGTATGATGAGAGCATGCTCAACTGGCGCCTTGAGCACGAGTTAATCGATCGCGACGCCAACAAAAACGATACCTTCCGCCGGACCGCAAGCTTCACCAGCATGAAATGGTCTCGCGACACTGTGAAACGTGATGTGGCTGTGTTTGGCGTTGCCAGAACAGTGCCCGCAAACGAACGCAAAGAACTTCAAAAGTGCGCCACCGGGACATTTGCTGTCGACCCTGCTCGTGTCGACAGTATTCAAGAGCCAGTAATTAAAGCTGTTGGTAGAATACTCGGGAAAAATATTTCTGGCTATACGCACATTCGCGTAGACGACTCCGGAAGAGTCTCATTACTAACCGGAACCACCGAAAAAGGCGCAGCATATTCCGAATTTCATTTTGGAGCCGGAGAATCCAGCATTATTCGAATGGTGATGAAAATTGAATCACTAGGAGACAATTGCCTCATTCTCATTGAAGAAATAGAGAATGGTCTTCATCCGGTTGCCACAGTGCGAATGGTTGAGTATCTGATTGAAGTTGCAACTCGAAAAAATGCACAGGCTATTTTCACCACTCATTCGAATGAGGCACTGAAGCCTTTGCCACCAGAAGCAATCTGGGCTTCAGTCAGCGGCCATGTATATCAAGGCAAACTTGACATCGCCGCACTTCGCGCGATCGCAGGTCAAATTGATGCAAGATTGGCTCTGTTCTGCGAGGATGAATTTTCAGCAGCATGGCTACGTGCAATTCTTAGAAATCAAAGTTATATAGCTGCCGATGCCATCGAAATACACGCCATGGCAGGAGATGGAACAGCAGTAAAAGTCAACAAAAATCACAACGTAGACCCAAGCTCAAAATTCCCTTCCGCCTGTTTTATAGATGGAGATTCCCAACAGAGTGAATCCACTATCGACAGAGTAATTCGCCTACCCGGAAACGCTCCTGAGGCGTTCATTTTTGATGCTGTGATGGATAAGGCCGCATCTATAGGCGGCATTTTATCTGTGCGCCTCTTGCAACCGCACTCCTCGTCAGATGATGTACTATCTACATTAAATAAGAAACGAATTACAAATCACGACCCTCACATTTTGTTTTCCCAGATAGGTCACGACCTTGGCTTGCTTCCAGAAAGCACTGTTCGAGATGCATTCCTTGCGACTTGGGCTGAAGCTTACCCCGACGAATGCCTCAAGCTGTTAGAACCTTTGAAAAATATCCTTCCGACCTTAGCTGAAAGTGAATAGCAACCAAAGTACATGGAACGGCTGCCAGTCCGCAATCGCTCCTTGCATTTACCCATCTAATCTCGCATAGAGTATGGTGTGGCGTTCGCCGGAACGGCATGGCGCAATGACAGGCATCATGAAGTCGCAAATCGACTGGATTCCGTTATCGGTAGGCGCCGTCCGGCCGACACCGGGAAAGACGCTGGCAGTCATGAAGGTCAGTGGCGGCTCGCAGTCGTTCAACGCCGTGAACCAGATGCGCGTGTTGGGACGCTGGATGCGGATGCTGACCATTCCCAACCAGTCTTCAATTGCGAAGGCCTTCATGGAATTCGATGAAGCGGATCGAATGAAGCCTTCCCCTTACTTCGACCGTGTCGTCGATGTGCTGGAAGAACTGGTGAAATTCACTCTGCTGACGCGCGACGTCGGCTCGTATCTGGTCGATCGATACAGCGAGCAAAAAGAAAGCGCTGAGGAGCTTATGCGACGCGTCAATCAGGCGAAAATCTAGCGCGTGGACAATCACCTACGCGCGGCGCTTCGAAGCGTAGCTGCACGATATAGAGGATGCAGGCTATACCGCCCGCGCCCTCACTCCTTAGAAGAGGCCAGCAGGCTCGGCACCGACATCCCAGCTCGAAATGATCACCTCATGGCGGCTCGCGACCTCCAGGCCCACCGTGTACTGGATCGGCACCGTCTCGATATGGAATCCGTCGAACACCCTCTGGATATCAGGATGATCGTTCAGACTTACGATCGCCCGGCCCTTGAGCGTCCGTAGACGCTCGGCCATCCTCTCGTACTGCTCGAACGGAAACGCAACGCCATAGCCGGCCGTATCGAGATACGGCGGATCCAGATAGAACAGCGTATGCGGGCGATCATAACGATCGATACACTCCGCCCAATCCAGACGCTCGATATACGCACCGGAAAGCCGCAGATGCGCCGCTGATAGATCCTCCTCCAGGCGGATCAGATTCAAGCTCGGCGGGGCGGCAGTCCTCGTGCCGAACGTCTGCCCTTCCAGCTTGCCGCCAAAGCAACTTTTCTGCAGGTAGTAGAACCTCGCCGCGCGCTGGATATCGGTGAGACTTTCCGGGACCGTCTGCTTGAGCCATTCGAACACCTGACGGCTCGTCAGTGCCCATTTAAATTGCCTTACAAACTCCTCCAGGTGATGCTGCACCACCCGATATAGGTTGATCAGTTCCCCGTTGATGTCGTTGATCACCTCGACCTTGGCCGGCGGCCGAAGGAAGTACAACGCCGCTCCGCCCGCGAACACTTCGACGTAGCACTCGTGCGCAGGAAAACGGGGAATCAGGATGTCTGCCAGACGACGCTTGCCGCCGAGCCAGGGAATGATGGGTTCCGCCATTGTGAAAGCCTTTTTTAAACTTGGTGTAGAATCCGGCCCGCCTACCGGTAGGTAACAGGGCCTTGGCTGATTCACTGGCACGCACAGTGGAAAGGCGGCCGGTCGACGTGTTCGCGCACGTCAGCCGGCCGCCCTGTTCTTCCTCAGCGCTTACGCGCGATCAAAGTGACTTGTCCGCCTCCCCTCCCCGCGCCACTCCCGCGCTCACGGTAATGTCCGGCGAGACCGCGAACCGCGTGATCTCCGCCGTCTGCTTGTCCGCCCGCGACGACGATCCGAAGAAATACTCCTTCGAGCCGATCACCATCGTGATCAGCACGCCGAGCAGCGTGTCGAGCGTGCTTTTCACGACGTCAGGCATGCGGATCTCGCCGATCGCCAGATAGAACTCCAGCCCGATCACCACGAAGAGCGCCACCGTGTACATGTAGGCCAGGTTGCGGGCCGTGTGATCGTGCTCGGACGCGGCATACTGCCGGGCGCTCGCGCGATCGTCCGCCGCGACCTTGTCGGCCTGCACCTGGATCCCGGCCAGATTCTCCGCATGCGCGAAGCCGGCCTGCCGCATCTTCAGCTCGAAGTCTGCGTCGGCCTGCTTGAGCGCGAGCAGTTGCTCGGGCGTCACCGACTGACCGGACAGCGCCGATGTCACCGCCTCGACCGAGCCGTCGCCCAGGCCGAGCCGGTCGGCGATCGCCGACGCGGCCATCGCCGCCACGCCCGGCACGCCTCCCGTCAATGCCGTGACGAGCCACGGCGCCACCGTTTTCAGAATGTCGAGCATGCTCACACCCCCAGCGCGCGGTTGAGTTGCCAGCCATACTCGAACGCCTCGTTCTCCGGGCGGCGCTCGGCCAGCTCGATGTAGAACACCGACTGCTGCGCGGCGATCATGCCGTACAGCACACGATGCCCGTCCGCCCCCCGCTGCTGCAGGAACGCCTTCAACGCTGCCAGGGTCATCGGGCCGATGCCACCATCGGCCGCGATGTCCGGGAACGCCTTGCCGCCCTGGTTCAGCACGTTGAGCGCCCGCTGCATGAACTTCACCCCGGTGGCCGGCCCCGCGTTCACGCCGATATCGAACAGCTTCTCGGCCAGCGTCGTCGAGATCGCGTCGACCTGGTCGAACTTCGGTCGCGACCAATAGCGCGATGCGTAGATGGCAACGGCCGTCGCGCGCGGCATGTCCTTCATGGCGCCGAGGTAGCCGTTCGCCCGCGCCTCGGCGGCCGTCATGCCCCACATCGTCCCTTCCAGCTTGCCCAGATACCAGTTCCCGCGATCGTTCGGATCGTTCGAGAAACCGCCCTCGCGCACGATCAGCGCGTCGATCTTCGCCGTGACATTCATGGCTTTCCTCCTCGGCCAATGGCCAGTTCCAGCGTTTCGATACGCTGCTGTTGCAGTCGATTGAGCACGTCCGCCTCGTTGACGTGCGTGAATACCCATACGATCGAGCCGACGACGAAGGCTTGCACCGCCCCGAGGCCGATACCGAGCACCCACACCGCGCCCGTCGCTCGGTTCCTCATCGCGTCGACCTTCCGGTCCACCTCGGCGATATCGCCGGCTTGGTCGAGGCGTGCCCGCTCCTCGGCCTGCGACCGCGCCCACAGCAGCCCGACGTCCTCGCGTACCGATTCCGCGCGCACGCGCATCTCGGCAAATCCGCGATCGAGATCCGCGAACGGCTGCACCGAGCGCTTGATGTCCTCCACGCTTGCCGCGACCGATCGCATCTGCTGCGTGAGCGTGGCGATCTGTACCGCCAACCCCTCCTGCTTCTCGTCACCCATCCCACCCCCGTTAAAAAAAGAAAGGCCGCTCCGGTTGCCCGTGAGCGGCCTGCATCGTTCTGGCGCGGCGCGTTACGTCGGCGCCGGCACCACCAGATCGATTTTCTTGCCCGACTTCTTCTTGTGCCCGACCTTCGCCTTGCCCTTGTTCCCTCCGTTCAACGTCACCACCGTAATCCAGCCCCGCGAGGCGAACGTGTGTTCGACCGCCTCGATCAGAAACTCCCCGTCCACGCCTTCCTTGAACCCCTTCAGGGCGATCGTCTTTTCGGCGGACAGATCGGCCCGGCCGCGCATCGTCAGGCGGCTCGTCGACGTGTGCCGGTTGAGCGTTTCCAGCCTGGACGTGGCCGCCGCCTTCGCCGCCTGCGGACTGGCGAACGCATGGCGCTCGGTATGAACCGCGGCCGCCCCTTGCGGCGCGTCCGGATTGGGAATCGTCAGGTCGATCTTCTTCCCCGTCTTGCGATCGTGAACCTTGGTGCGGACCGCCGCGAAGCTCGCGCGATCGGGGAAATTGATGTCGTAGTCGAGCAGCAGCTCGGGCGTCAGGGTCACCACCGGCAACGGCTTGCCGCTCGCGCTCTTGCCGCCGCCTCGGGGCAGCACGATCAGCTTGCCGGCCTTGACCGTCGCCGTCGCCCCATACTGCCGGGCGAGCCGTGTCACGAAATGCAGATCGCTTTCGCCGAACTGGTCAACCCGAGGCACCACCACGTCGACGTCGCACGCGGCTGACCACTTATTGCGCCGCGCGACGTCGCCGACGATATCTGCCAGCCGCACGTTCGACCAGCTCCCGTAGCGCTGCGTCTTCGACGTCGCCCGCATGTTCGCCGGCTTGCCGCGAAACACCACGCTGGCCGGCGGCCCACGCAGCCCGACCTCGTCGACGGCATACTCGCCCAGCATCGACAGCCCCTGCCCCTCCCATCCCAGCGACACCTTGACCGTCGCGCCTTTCGGCGGGAATCGGATCCGGCCGTCGCGATCGTCGAGCGTGATCGTGCATTCGTCCGCATCCAGGCCCGGTTTGTCCACGGTCCGGATCTCCATCACCCGGTCCTGAATCACCTTCGTGACATCGTCGCCATTCGCGATGATCTGAAAGATCGCTTCCATCGCGCCTCGCTATGTCCAGAGCGACACGGTTTCGTCGCGCGGCGCCTCGATATCCGGCATCACGATCTCGACACCTGAGGCGAACGGCTGCGGCCTCGCGGCGAGACCGGGATTCGCCTCGTAGACCGCCTCCACCGAGCCCTGCAGCGTCCCGTACACCCGATAGCACAAGGTATCGAGCACGTCCCCCTCAGACGTTCTTAAAATCTTCGCCATAGCGGCCAAACTCCACAGTGAAGGATTGCTTGCGGGGCAGACCATCGGCCAGCATGGCGTCCTGCTCCTCCTCGATCGTTTGCAGCAGCCAGCGGCCGAGCACGTCGCCGCTGCCCGTCGTCAGGCGCACCGGCTTCATGCGGCTGCCGATCGCGCGCAGCTTGCTGATCTGCGTCGTGCCGGCGCCCAGGGCGGGGAACACGACGCCCGACAGGGTGATCGTCTCGCCGCCCTCGCTGACCGGCTGCAGCGCCTCTTGCCGGTTCAAGCGCTCCTGCGTGGCCACCCGGTATCGCGTCGCCCGCCGCAGCTTCTCGAACGCCGCCGTCGACAGGTTGAAATGGAACGCGCTGCCGTCGTCGGCCGCCATTGTCATCAGGTGCGGCGTGCTCGACGTCGCGCCATCGGCCAGCCCCGGTAACAACGAACTCAGGCCCGTCGCCTTGACCGCATCGGCCACTGCCGAGTCCTTGATGCCGACCAAGCTCGAGAACTGATTCACTGCCCCACCGAGCGCCGATTTGACGCTGTCGGCGGCCGAGCGCACGAGCGGGAAGCTCGAACTGTCCGCCATCTTCAGAATCGAGCCGACCGACGCCTGCGTCGCGTTGAAGCTGCGCATCACGCTCCCGACTTGCGGGAACAGATCGCCCGCGACCGACATCGCGCTTTTGGCGCCGGTCAGCAGCTCGGCCGCGCTGCTGAGATTGCCGGTCGCGAGTTTCTGCAACGTCTCGACCGTCGTCGCGCTCACGGCACGGTTGCGGTCGGCTACGCGCACCATCTGCCGGACGCGCTCCGAGGCGACACTCGCCTGCGTCGCGGCCGACGTGATCTGTCTGATCAGGTCCATGTCCTACCCTCACATATGCGGCGCATCGAACATCGCCGAAAAGTTAGTCGTCTTCCGCTGTTGCTCGGCCATCATCTGCGTCAACATCGGACTGACCCGCGCCAGGAATTTCTCGGCCGCGTCCGCCTCGTTGCTTTCCACGCGGACATGGAAGACGGGGGCGAATGTGTTCGTCTGCTCGACACGCGGGCCGGCTCGCGGCGCGGCACCCTCGCCGGCGCCAGCCGCCGCCGCTTTCGCCACCGCCTCCGCGCTGGCTGGCGGTTCGCCCGATTTGTGCTCGAACACCTTGCGCGCGATCGCGCTCAGTGCCTTGTCGCCCGCGAAGGTGCCGATCGCACCTCCGATCACGCCTCCCACGGCCGCGCCGATCGGCCCGCCGAAGGCGCCGACCAGGGCGCCGATCTTGGCGCCCGCGAAGCCCCCAGCAAGGCTTCCTGCGATCCCGGCGAACTGCGTCGCCTTCCGCTCCCGCGTGTCGGTACTCGACGCAACGGCATACGCGTCTTTCGCCGCGAAGCCGACTTTCAGGATCGTCCCGGCCAGCGCGATCTTTCCGGCGTACGGCGCCACCTTGCTGAAGAGCGACCGGCCGGCGCTCAAGGCTCGACCGATGCGACCACCACGCGCGGCACCGCGCCCACCTGCCCGGCCTTTGCCGCCGCCCCCTTGACCGCCGACCGGGATATCGCCCAATCCGCCACCGAGCCCGCCAGCGCCTCCCGGCATGTTCACGACAAACACCCGCTGCACCCCGCCCGCAGCGCTGGCAAGAGCATCGAGTGCCTTGCCCGCCACCCCGCCCTTGCCTGCACCGCCTCGGGCGCCTGAACGGCCCCCGCCACGCCCTAGCACCGTGCCGCGCGCGATGTCGAACACACCGCGCCCGATGTTCCAAAGTGCCTTTGCGCCTCGATAGGCCACGGCCGCGCCGGCCACGCCAACCACCGCCGCAGTGACACCCGGCGCCTTGTCCGCCGCTTCGCGCACCGTGCCACGAGCCCCTTTGCCGCTTTGCCGGCGAGATCCGTGCCCTTGCGCGTGCTCAGGATGTCGCCGATGCTCTGCACCAGGTGCTCGACGCCACTGATCAACCGCCCTGAGCGGCGGCACATCCCGACCAGCGCCATCGTTAGTGCTCCTTCGCCGAAATCCGAGTGAAGCTCGGACTCGACTCTAGATAGGCGACGTGCTCGGGCGCCGTCACCTCGGCCTTTCCGGCGAGCACCGGAATGAACGAGCCATCGGGAAACACCACAACGCGGCTGCGATACTCGGTATCGACGAACACGACCGGCACCGAGGCGTCTACCTGTTTCGACAT